AGACTCTTGATGCAATAAAGATGAAAAAAGGCAAAAGAGTTAAAGTTAAAAAAATACCTACTGTGCCAATGGATGATGCATTAAAGTTTGATAAAGGTGTTACACAAGGTCATAGCATGACAGCTCACTCTGGAGAGGGAGGCGGTAGAGTTGCTTTTGGAAGAAGAAAGATTTCACATATGAAATCTGGAGGCAAGACTAAAAGTAAAGTTAATGAAGCCGGTAATTACACAAAGCCCGGAATGAGAAAGCAAATATTTAACAGAATTAAGGCAGGCGGCAAGGGTGGTAGACCCGGTCAATGGTCTGCTAGAAAAGCACAAATGATGGCTAAAGCTTACAAGAAAGCAGGTGGCGGCTACAAATAAGGAATGATACATTATGGACCCAGTTACTATATCTGTCGCAATGGGAGTTGCGAATAGCGCTTTTAACGCTATTAAGTCAGGATTCGCAGCAGCAAGAGATATAGAACAAATGAGTGGGGACATAGGTCGTTGGATGGGAGCTGTCTCAGATATTGATAATGCGGAAAAGCAAGCTAAAAATCCTCCCCTGTTTGGCAAATTGTTTAAAGCTGGTTCTATTGAAGAGGCAGCTCTCGCTGCTTATGCAGCCAAGAAGAAACTTGAGGAACAAAGGTACGAACTCAAGATGTTTTTAAACTTAACTCATGGGCCACAAGCTTATAACGAGCTTTTGCACATGGAAGGTCAGATTAGAAAACAGCGTCAACAAACAGTTTATAAACAACAACAGATGAGACGGCAGTTAGGCGAAGGTATTGCGTGGTTGTTCTTGGTATTAGTTGTTGGGGGATTTATATTATTAGTTGCATCTATCTGGTTTAACAAATCATATGCAGATAGTTATAAGTATCAACCTAAAAAATTAACAAGGCAACAGCAAATTAACAATGGTACTATTATAATGCCAGTTATGACAACATGTCGGTTAAAAGTACAAAAAGTATTTAAAGATAAGATGGCTTGTATATATGTAGGCGCACAAAAAACATATGAATTAGAGTTCACAGATATTCATATAGGATGCCCTCGCAAATACAAGTGTAAGCTGAACCCGAACGGGAAAGAGCCTTCAATAGACCAAGTGATGGAAAGTCTAAGGAGTATAGCTAAATGAAACAAAAGAAATTGCAAACAGCAAGCAAATACAATGAATATGATTTAGATGGTGATGGTGTTGTTTCTGATGAAGAGATAGAAAATGCTAAAGCTATAAAAGAGACAGAAACTCAATTAAGGAAACAGCTTGCTCAACTAAGGATGGCAAGATATACTTTAATAGCAATGGGGTTATTTACAGTTGCAATGTTTGTTATTGATATTGAAAGAGTAAAGGCTTTGTCAGATATTAGTAATTTGTTTTATTTAAGTGGGGCAGGTATTGTTGGAGCTTATATGGGTACAACAGCTTGGATGAATAAAAAGTAATGTCTAATTTAAAAAAACCACAAAGGAGCTTAAAAGCTTGGGGTAAACAGAAATGGCGAACAAAAAGTGGTAAACCTAGTACACAGGGGCCAAAAGCAACAGGCGAGCGTTATTTGCCTACGAAGGCAATTAAAGCTTTATCTTCCTCTGAATACGCCGCCACTACGGCTAAAAAGCGAAAAGCAATTAAACGAGGAAAACAAGTGGCTAAACAGCCAACTAAGATTGCACGAAAGACGAAGTCTTATAGAAAGGTCACTTAAATGGCAGTAGTAGTACCAGATATACCAGATTTATTTGAAGAAGCTTATCAAAGAGCTGGTTTAGAATTAAGAACAGGTAATGATCTAAGAAACGCCAGACGTAGCTTTAATATACTAACTATGGAATGGCAAAATAGAGGTCTGAATCTTTGGACTATAGAGGCAGGCACTCAAGCATTAACAGCTGGTACAGCAACGTATACTCTTCCTGCAGATACTGTTGATGTAATAGAACATCAAATTAGAACAGGAACTGGAACCAGCCAGACAGACACAAACTTAACAAGAGTTAGTGTTTCAACATATGCCAAGCAATCAGCAAAGAATACAACTGGTAAACCCACACAAATATTTATACAAAGACTTGCAGCTTCCACAACAGTAACCTTGTGGCCTGTTCCAGATAGTGCATCTACATATACTTTGTCTTATTACAGAATTGCAGGAATTGATGGAATCTCATCTGGTATAGATGGAACAACTACATCATTTGTGCCACCAAGATTTGTTCCTTGTCTAGTGTCTGGGCTTGCTTATTACATAGCTATGAAAAGACCAGAGGTTGCAAACAGAGTAACACCCCTTAAACAAGAATATGAATTTCAATTTGAATTAGCAGCAGGTGAAGACGCAGAAAGCGCATCTGCTAGATTTGTACCTTACGACACATTTTATGGAGCTTAATTATGGCAAAAGTTAAAGACGGCAAAATAGTAAAAGATGAAAAAGAAGAAAAGACTAATTTCTTAGGTGGTAAAAAACCCTTTAGTATAAAAAAAGGGAAAACACTTAAACAACAAAGGTCTGATATTATTAAAGGTCGTTCTGATAGATTAAAATCAGATGCTAAAAAACAAGGTGTATCTGTTGATGAGTTAAAGAAAAAAAGATCAGACACTTATTCCACAGTTTTGGCGCCGCTTACATTTGCTCCTATAGGAAGAGCTTTAAGTTTAGCAGGTAAGGCAGGGTCAAAAGTTAGTAAGTTTTTAAAAGGTTCTGATAAAGTAAAAAAATCTACTAAATTGTCTAAAACAACCAAAACTAAACCTAGCAGTACAACAAAAAATACAAAAACAAATAATAAAAAAACATCTAATAAAAAAGTTAACCCAGCGGCAGTAACAAAGCCAAAACAAGGTCCTTTTCCAAAGGTTTATAAAAAACCAGCTGGACCAAAGCCAAAAACATCTACAAGGATTAAGAATTTTGTTAGGAAAAACAAGGCTCCTATAATAGCAGGCGCAGCTACATTAGGAACTGGTGCAGCTTTGCTTTCAGGAAGTAAAAATAATAAAAAAGATATAAAAATACAAAAGCCAAATAAACCACCTATTACAAAAGACAAAAAGCCTAATATTATTAAATCTAAACCAATAAAGAAAACCAATATAACTGCAGGTGGGAATACTGGTTTTGGAGCAAAGGGTAACGTATTTGTTTCTAGTGAAAAGAGAAGAAAAGAACTTATGGATAAATTTGGTGGCACTGGTTCAGCGGCAGCCAAAGCAGCAATGAGAGGAACACAAGGTAATATGGTTACAAGAGCAGCTGGTGGATTAAAGCCTGTACCAGAAGGCAATAAAGGATTGGGTAAGTTACCTTCTCCAGTTCGTAATAAAATGGGCTATATGAAAAAAGGTGGCATTGTAAAGATGCGTGGTGGCGGAGCAGCTACTAGAGGAATGAATTTTAATAGAGGTCGTTAATTGTCGCAACTGATATGCAATCTTCCTGCAATTCATGTTTGGGTAAGGAAAGAATATCTCAGAGATCATGAAGATGGTCATGGAGAGTTTGTTAAAGGCGTATGGGTTTCCTGCAAATCTATGCCGGGTAGAGCTTTTTATTTTGAGACTTACCTTCCTGATTATGGTGCCATGTTTGACAAGCTACCAATTAGTGCATTTGTTTCTGAACCAGAGACACCTAAAAAAGATTTAAAGCTTCATAACTTACAGTTTTGGAATTGTATGGATTACGGCGTTGTATCTATACATAAACAGTTTGTTAGCTCAATGATGTTTGAAGCATACACAAGAGATCAAGGCAAGTTAAAAGGCACTTATGTAGCAACTATAGATAATTATCATGCAGATATAAATACTATAGACTACAGCACAAGCGAAACACCTGCAGAACACAAGTCTCATAATCTACTTGAGTTAGAGAATGGGCAGTTTGGTTTGTATCCTAATAATAGAATGAGAATATACGATAACAGTTTAACACCAGACAAGCCCTTGATGCCTGACTTCAAAGTGAGTACAATGGAATATCAAGTAGAAAATAATCCTAGTTTAAGCAGGTATGGTGATAGCGATGATTATTTTTACAAAAGTAAGGATGAAAAATAATGGCATATACTAGTGGAAAACATGCATTTGGTATCTGTGACAGGACAGGATTTAGATATGACATAAAAGACCTTGTATTTGAGGTCGAGAACGGCGTTAGAACGGGTCTAAGGGTAGGTTATGATGTTGTTGATAGAGATCACCCACAAAACTTCTTAGGTAGGCTTAAAATAGATGATACGCAGAGTTTGTTAGATGCAAGACCAGATAGATTAGAGCCTGCTACAGAACGTCTTTTATTGGTTGACCCATTCACAACTGCTGCAGCTGATAGCGGAAGTACTGTTATTACAGTTGTAGAAAAGAGTCATGGAAGGGCCACATCAGACAGAGTTAGATTCAGAAACTGTGTAGGATTTGATGGAATTACTAAAGCTAACTTTGAATTAGCTGTAGGATATGTTATAACTAAAACAACAGATGATGCGTATACAATAAGTATTTCTGCATCTTCTACAACAGGTTCTGTTACTGGAGGAGGTGTATTTGTTACAGTTGGTCCGGTTTCTTTGGAGGCTTAAATGAGCTTTACGTTTGCACAATTAAAGACAGCAATACAAGATTACACTGATAATTCAGAATCATCATTTGTTTCTCATCTTTCTGATTTTATAAAAGCATCAGAAGAAAGAATATTTAAAAGTGTTGATTTAGAAATATTTAGAAAAAATGTTACCTCTGCTTTTTCTACTAGTGATAAGTTTTTAACAATTCCTTCTGATTACTTATCTACATTTTCTATGCAAATAACAACTGCAGGTAGCGAAGCTTTCCTTTTACAAAAAGATGTAAATTTTTTACAAGAAGCCTATAGTGGCTCTACATCTACAGCAACTCCAAGATATTACGCTCAATTTGATGAAGATAATTTTATAGTTGCCCCTACCCCAAACTCAAATTACGCAATAGAATTACACTATTATTATAGACCAACTAGCTTAACAGCAGGTGCGGATAGTGCTACAACATGGTTAAGTGAAAACGCACCATTTGCATTATTATTTGGTGCATTAGTAGATGCATACATTTTTATGAAAGGTGAGCCTGACCTAATACAGCAATACGAAAAAAGATTTATTGATCAATTAACAAGACTTAAAGATTATGGAGAAGCTAGAGAAAATACTGATGCTTACTCTGAAGGTCTACCAAAAGCGCAAAGAACATAGGAGTAAAAAATGGCAACAGCAAATGCATCAACCAATTATCTAGAGAGAAGAATATTACATTATATATTCAAGAATGACTCTCTTAGTTTCTCTAGTCCTGGAGATAGTATTTATGTAGGACTTGCAACAGCAGTATCTGCCGCAGAAACTGGTTCGCTTACGGAAGCAACCTTTACAAACTACGCAAGACAACAAGTAGCTGCTTCTGGATGGACAACTATAGGTGCAGACTCAACAGATACACAGACCGCAACTAATGCAGCTAATATTGAGTTTCCTGCTTCTGGTGGAACAAACAATACAATAACACATGTGTTTGTTGTAGACGCTTCAAGCAGTGGTAATATATTATTTGTAGGAGCTTTGGATGCTAGTAAAGTTATAGCTTCTGGAGATATTTTTAGAATTAATGCAGGGAATCTTACTATAGAGTTGAAATAATGGCATTAGTAATATCAGACAGAGTAAA